CCAGCATCCTACACGAGGTAGTATTGACTTTGTTCCTTATGATTTTCAAGAGGGACTAATCCGTTCTTATCACGATTACAGATATACTGTGGCTATGTTGCCGAGACAAATGGGAAAAACCACCTGCGCGGCAGGGTATCTACTTTGGTACAGTATGTTTACGCCAGAAGCACAGGTTTTAATCGCTGCACACAAATATACAGGTGCCCAGGATATTATGAATCGATTTAGATACGGATATGAGATGCTGCCTGATTTTATAAGAGCGGGCGTCTATACCTATAATCGAAATTCAGTTGAGTTTGACAATGGCAGCAGAGTAGAAGCAACTACAACAACCGAAAATACAGGACGCGGCAAATCCCTTTCCTTAATTTACTGCGATGAGTTTGCATTTGTGCAACCACCAGAAAAAGCATCTGAGTTTTGGACAGCACTATCACCTACACTGTCAACGGGCGGTAAATGTATTGTTACATCGACACCTAACTCAGACGAAGATCAGTTTGCTCTAATCTGGACAGAAGCGAACAAAAAATTTGACGAGCACGGGAACGAACAAGAAACAGGAACCAACGGATTTTATCCGTATTTTGCACACTGGAATGAGCACCCCGATAGAGATCAAGACTGGGCCAATCAAGAAATTGCTAAAATCGGAGAAGAACGATTTAAACGCGAATTCGAATGCGAATTTTTAATCTATGATGAAACACTTCTAAACAGCGTTAAATTAGCTGAACTAGAAGGCAAAGAGCCAATTTATAAAATGGGTCAGACCCGCTGGTATAAAGAAATTGATCCAGACTGTTCTTATTTGGTAGCATTGGATCCCAGCCTTGGCACCGGCGGTGACCATGGTGCAATACAGGTGTTTGAGCTACCTAGCATGGAACAGGTTGCCGAATGGCGTCACAATATGACACCTGTACAAGAACAAGTGAAAATTATGAGAGAAATTCTAAAACAGGTTCACGAACAAGGTTCGGAGCGCGGGAGCCCGCCACAGATATATTATTCTGTCGAAAACAACACGCTGGGAGAATCCGCGCTTATTGTAATAAACGATATAGGTGAAGAAAACTTTCACGGTTTGTTTTTGAGTGAACCTATACGTAGAGGCCATGTTCGAAGATTTAGAAAAGGTTTTAATACCACTCATAAAACTAAAATATCCGCCTGTTCTAGATTAAAGCATTTGATCGAGCAAAACAACATGACCATACATTCAAAACCTCTTATTTCAGAGCTGAAAAACTATGTGTCCACCGGCATTGGCTTTAAGGCAAAAGGGCAGCAAACAGACGATTTGGTTTCGGCCTGTCTGTTGGTTGTGCGGATGGCCGCTGTTCTAGCCGATTGGGATCCGGCAATTTACAACAAAATGGCTGAAAAAGTAGAGGAAGCAGAAATGCCTATGCCTATTTACATAAGCGGCATAGTCTGATAAATACTTATTATGAATGCTTTAGAAAATATTTCAGAAGATCTATTTTATAAGATTCGCAGCAGGTTCTCTGGCCTTAAACTGGGAGAGGAAACTGGCGAAATTACTGTAGATCCCAAACTGGCTGCTTTTTTTGATTTTAATTACATGGAAGGTGAAAAAAGTCTAGGCCATGTTTCGATAAGCCTTGCAGAAGAAGGGTCCATGAAAGTTTACTTTTCTTCCGGAATTGCGGAGGGAATGGACAACGATCAACAAAAGAACTGGTATAATTTTTTGCGTGAGTTAAGAGGCTTTGCAAAAAGAAGACTCCTAAATTTTGATGTAAGAGATATTACTAAAGACGCACTAGACAAAAGAGATTATGATTTCCTGCGAACTCATGCTATGCAGGAACCACAACAGACAATGCAAGAGCCCGTAGAGGAAAACATAATGAATGAAAGCACACTGTATGGAACAAAGACACAGAGCTTCCAAAAATTAAATGACACAAAATTAATCATCAAGCACAGCAAGAAACTCACTGATGATCAAGAGCTGAGCCCGAATGCAAGAACTAGAAATATTTCGGCACTTTTTATTGAGAATGCACAAGGAGAAAGATTTAAATATCCTTACATTCATCTTGCAGGTGCTAGAGCCATGCAGCGCCATGTTGCAAACGGCGGGAACCCATATGATGACATAGGTTCAAGCATTACCGGAATTAGCGAAGAAATTAAACAACTTAAAATGTTTCAGAACTATGTTAATAAAAACAATCTAGTAAACGAACATAATTCAGAAATCGTAGAAAAAGGAACCGAGCAACTAAACAATCTCAAAGAACAAATAAAGCGACTTTCTAAACAAAAGAACTACGAATCTTATGTAGATAACTTCTCTAAAAATCAAGACACGGAACTTCCAGAAACTGTAAGGCAAGATCTCAAAAGTAAATTCACTGTAATCAGCTTTAAAGAGGAAATGGAAAATGTGTTTCCTGTATTGTATAGGCTCATGAAAGAAAACAATACAATAGGATATAACGACATAGTCGGAGAAAACAACACTGAAGTTGCTGAAGGAATGGATCCAGAAGAGTTTAAGCAAAAGGTTGCTGACAGCGGAGATGCTGGTTACGAAATGTTAAGCGATGCTCTAAATGGAAAATACGGTCCTGATGTTCAAAGAGAAATTGAAAAAAGATATGGAGACATCGTAGACGGCGCTGATCTACACCCAGATGACGATTACGAAGGCATTTTAGATCGCATGATAGACGGCTTCGAACAAGACTACGGTGGCGGCTATGAGAATGATGATTTTGATTTTAGACAAGAATACGATGATAACCCAATGGATGATATGATGGACGGGTTTGATAGATTCGAATCGTGGGTTAACAATCTAGGCGAAGAAAGTGCTATTGTCAGCAGAGACGCCGAAGAAAAACAGGCGGCGGTAAGACAGCTTAACAATCTTATGGGCGAACATTTTCCGGCCGGCGTTGACGGAACAAATGCTATTGGAAGTCTAGAAGGCGTGATTGACGATCCTTCGCTGTTTAATCAAATTAGACAGGCGGCCAAGGAAGACCCAGAGCAGTGTGTTCGGCCAATGGTAAAAGATTGGCTTGAGGACAATGCACCTGATGTTGTTGATGATATTGACTTTGGCGACATGCAAGAAGAAGGCAATAAGTTTACTGGTGCAATGGCCAAGGCCAAAAAACAGGGCAAGGACGAGTTTGAAGTAGACGGCGAAACCTTTAAAGTAGAAGAAGTTGCTGATTTTGTAATGAGCTTTTATGACAGAGAAAAAGGCACGTTTCCAGAAGGTCCAACTGCGGTTGAACAACAGGTTGCTAAAAAGTTTGGCGAAACCGCAGGAAAAGCCGCAAGCCGAATGATTGAAAGAATGGCTCCGACACAAGATGTTGAGCTCGACGAACTCGGTAACACCGGCGAAGACACAGCCGAATTTGACACACTTAAAAAGCTAGCAGGACTTTAATAGTCCTGCTTGCATTCTTCTCTTATGCTTTCCCACAACTGGATTGATTCTAACACATCGGGCGAAGCATTTTTTTCGTAAGGTAATTGTAGATTCTGCCACTCTTCTTCTGCAATGTCCTTGGCAATAATTACTTCGTATTCATGACCGTCGCTAGAGTATAATTTTACATTATCAATGCCAATGTGTCCGTTTGCGGCTCGATCCAATGCTCGAGCAAGTTCTTTTAGAGCGCGTTTTTCTCCGACAATGTACGATTTGCCTTGCGGTTCTTTGTGAGGATATAAATGCAGTCTCGACCTATATATCATTGTAGATGTTCAACCTCTTTAAGTGCTAATTTTTTATACTTGTATACACTAACATATTCTGAGTTATTTTTATATCCCAATTTACCTCTCCCCCAAAGCAGTTGTTTGTCTCTAAAACTGTTGGCTCCTTTAAGAATAACATCAAGATATTTGCCATTGCCTGTGCCCAAAGTAACAAATGTTATGTATTCTTTTGGACCGCTTTTAAATACTCTATAGTTGGCCACTAAGCCACAAAATTCAATCTGTCCGGGCTTTCTAATCTCTTGACAGCCTGGTATAAAACGGCCGCTTCGCCATTTTCCTAGCTGTTGTAGTTCAGTAACTTCGTCGCCTTCAGTAATACTGGGCACAGAGCCTGCTAATTTAGCTTCGTGCCAATATACCCAACGAGCATATGATCCTTTGCAGTGTTTTAATGCGGCTGTCCAAAAATCTCTCCTATTGTGTGCTTTTTCGTATGCAAGAGACCATATTAGTCTGCCTAGATTAATTGCGTGCGCTCTGCATAGCCCAAAATGACTTAGTTCCTTAAGAGCCATAAAAACTTCATCTTTGCGCGGATGATCTCCAACGAGACGCATAAATTCAAATATTTTTTCTTCGTTTTTCTTAGCAAACGCTCTCCTCCACATATCTGCTTCATAATGGTCGCAACCAAGGATTTCCGATATTAGGCTTATGGCATCGTCTTCGTACACAATAGTTTTACTAAAGTTATCTTGGCTCCAATCTTGAAAAAAGCTGGCCTTGCGTCTACCCATTGTTGCTACTGGACGTATTAGTGCTGTGGCAAGCACACAGTCTTCTCTCGATTGCGGTTTGGTGGCTTTGCATAGTCTTTTCATTGCAGGTGATTCTGCTTGTGTTACGCCTAGAACATCGCCAGATGATAACAGTTCTGCGGTTGCTTCATCATGCTCTGGATAATCTAAAAGATGCTGATCTGAAATGTGCCACAACTGACTTAACCCTCTGTTAGCTAATATGTCTATTTTAAAATGATCTAAATCTTCAATTTCATATTTGTCTAGCAGTATTTGATTCTCAGCATTTAAAAGACTTTTAGGAACGGGTCTGTCAAATATAAGCACACCGCCGCAATGTTTAGAGATACAGCGTTTTTTACCTTTTAATTTCTGTGCAAGTTTTTCTGCATCTTTAATATAGTCTTTGTCTATAACTTCTTCTAGTTTAAAACCTCGTTTGAGATTTCCCGGAGCGCCAAATCGTTTTGCGGCTTCTCTAACAGCACTCTTTTCTTTATATGTCACATAGTTTGACGCCCTTGCACTCTGTCCCGGCCAGCGTTTGTATATTCTCTGCATTACAGTATCTTGTTTCCAATGTGGAAAATCTAGATCTATATCTGGTAAATCGTCTCGCTTGGGATTCATAAATCGTGACAAGGGGATTCTTTCTTTAATAGGATCTACATCGGATATACCTAATAGCCAACAAATAAGACTGCTGCCTGCTGAGCCCCGAGTAATATGCGGAATATCTTTGGTGAGATTTAATATCTCTACCACTCTAAGAAAATGTTTAGAAAAGTTGAGATCTGCTATTATTTCTAGTTCTTCTCTTAACCTGTCTTCGTATTCTTTGCCTTCTGGCAGTTGCCTTTCAAAAGCCTCTACTAGCTTTTCTACTTCGTCTAATTTTGCACTCATTTTTTGCCTCGTGTTTGCCTGGTAGAGATATTTATCATTGTGGAAAATAGATTCAATCTCCGCTTGACAACGCTAAATAAAACACGCATAATATGTTTTATGCGATTAGGCATACCATTAGGCAACAACAAAGGAGGCACATAATGGCATCATTAGCTGAAATCCGAGCAAAGCTTCAAGAGCAAAATAACGGCGGTGGCAATCGATCATCAGGTCCGGGCGACAACGCAATTTATCCGCACTGGAATATGCAAGAAGGTTCAGAAACCGTTCTTCGATTCCTTCCAGACGGCAACGATTCTAACACGTTCTTTTGGGTAGAACGTGCAATGATCAAACTGCCTTTCTCAGGCATCAAAGGCGAGACTGACAGCCGTCAGACAATCGTACAAATTCCCTGTGTAGAAATGTATGGCGAAGGGGATACCTGCCCAATCCTATCTGAAGTGCGCACATGGTTTAAAGATCCGAGTCTTGAGGACATGGGTCGTAAGTATTGGAAGAAGCGTTCGTATATCTTCCAAGGCTTTGTAGTAGACGATCCTATCAAAGAAGACAACACACCAGAAAATCCTATTCGTAGGTTTATTATCGGACCTCAGATTTTCCAGATCATTAAGGGTGCGCTAATGGATCCAGAGCTAGAAGAACTGCCGACTGATTATATGCGCGGTGTTGACTTCCGCATCAAGAAAACTTCAAAAGGCGGGTATGCAGACTATTCTACTTCTCAGTGGAGTCGTCGTGAACGCAGTCTTACTGAAGAAGAAGCGGCGGCAATCGAAAAGCATGGGTTGTTTAATCTTTCTGACTTCCTACCCAAGAAGCCAGGCGAAGTCGAAATGCAGGTAATGAAGGAAATGTTCGAGGCCAGCGTCGATGGTGAACCCTATGACGCAGATCGCTGGAGTCAGTATTTCCGTCCAGCTGGCATGAGTCAAGCAACAGGTGATCCCAACAAAACACAGGTTGCCGCTCCAAAGCCTGCGCCAGCAGCAGAACCAGTTAAAGAGACTGTCGCAGAAACTGCTCCTGCAGAAGAAAGCAAGCCGGCAGCAGAACCTGCGCAGGAAAGCACTGAAAGCGAAGAAGGTGCAAGCTGCGCACAGGATATTCTTGCACAGATTCGTGCACGTAAATCTGCAGAATAAAATCTATAGGGCCTCTGCATCTGCATGCCCTATCCTTCAGGCTTATAGGAGTAAACATGGCAAAGGCATTTGATTTAAGTAAATTTAGAAAAAATCTAACCAAGAGCATTGACGGACTTGGTGTAGGTTTTAATGACCCTACAGATTGGGTATCGACTGGTAATTACGCACTAAACTATTTGGTAAGTGGTGATTTTCACAAGGGGGTCCCCTTAGGTAAAGTAACGGTGTTTGCCGGCGAAAGCGGTTCTGGCAAGAGCTATTTTTGTTCGGGCAATATCATTAAACATGCGCAGGATCAAGGCATTTTTGTTGTTCTCATTGACTCAGAAAATGCATTGGATGAAGATTGGCTTCAAAGACTTGATGTTGACACAAGCGAAGAAAAACTTCTTAAACTCAACATGGCAATGATCGACGACGTTGCTAAAACTGTGTCCGAGTTTATGAAGGATTACAAAGACATGGCAGAAGAGGATCGTCCCAAAGTCTTGTTTGTAGTAGACAGTCTAGGCATGTTGCTTACGCCTACTGATGTGGATCAGTTTGGCAAGGGTGATTTGAAAGGCGATATGGGTCGCAAGCCCAAAGCATTGACAGCACTTGTTCGAAACTGTGTTAACATGTTTGGTAGTTACAACGTAGGCATGGTGTGTACTAATCATACCTATGCATCACAGGACATGTTCGACCCGGATGACAAGATTTCAGGCGGACAGGGTTTTGTGTATGCTTCCAGTATTGTAATAGCAATGAAAAAGCTCAAGCTCAAAGAAGACGAAGATGGCAACAAGACCTCCGACGTACACGGCATTCGTGCCGCCTGTAAGGTTATGAAGACGCGCTATGCAAAACCGTTTGAAAGCGTACAAGTTAAGATTCCATACGAAACAGGCATGGATCCTTACAGCGGTCTTGTAGATCTATTTGAAAAGAAAGGCATTCTCCAAAAAGATGGCAATAGACTTAAATACGTTGACGTCAACGGAGAGGAACATAAAGAATATCGAAAGGCCTGGACGGGCGAAAAGCTAGATATGATTATTGATCAATTCTACGATCTCTCCGGACCCAAGGAAGAAGAACCTTTAGAAGACGATGTTGACGTTGTAGAAACTACGGAGACTGAAATTAATGAATGAAGAGCAAATCGGCGATCTTTGGCAGGTTGCAATAGAGCATCTGCCGAATGATAAGAGGGATAATGTAGCAACTGACTTTATTAACGTGCTAATGGATCACGGAATTAAAGAATCAACATTGGTTGCACTAAAAGGTGTCGATCCTCATTTAGACGGAGCGATCGAGTATGCAATTGACGACGAAGAAGGCTTGGACGAGTATTTTGATTAATGTGGTATGATCGCATAACAAAAGATATTTCGAATATTCCTAATGCTATTCAATATTTTTATGACGAATTAGAAGAAGCAAAAAAGGAAACCAAGATTACTGGTCGAATCGAGAAGGCCGCAGCAGAAATGCCTGCTGTGGTCGAATCTCGTTTTAGTCAGTTACAAGAAATTGAAGCAATATTAGAATATCTTAATATCGAACTTCGACGTCTAAGAAGTCAACATTTTAAAAAATATCTAGAAAATTACCAACGTGCGTTGTCTAGTCGCGATGTTGAAAAATATGTTGACGGCGAAGCCGACATTGTTGATTTTGAAAAAATTATCAACGACTTTGCACTAATACGTAACAAGTGGCTAGGTATTACAAAGGCTCTTGATATCAAACAATGGCAGTTGAGTAATGTAGTAAAACTAAGAACAGCTGGATTAGATGATGCAACACTATGATTTAGATACTCTTATGTCTTTGGTAGGCAAAGGCCAAATGACTAGAGTAGAATACGAATACATAAGCCAGTTTTTAGGCAAAGTTAATTTATTAGTATTCGGAACAGGCCACGACACACCATATTGGAGATCAATAAACAAAGGCACCAACATATTTTTGGAGCACGATGAAAAATGGATTAGTCCAAAATCATCAGACACACTTAAGGTAAAATACAACACAATAATTAAGAAAGCAGATTATTATTTGACTCATCAGAAAGAACTTGTTATGGATTTACCTAAACAAGTTACAGAAACACATTGGGACGTAATTTTTGTTGACGCACCGCCCGGAAATAAAAAAACAAGTTTTGGAAGAATGCAGAGTATATACACAGCATATACGTTGTCAACTACCAATACCGATATTTTTGTTCATGATTGTAATAGATATGTTGAACAAAAATACACATCCCATTTTTTTGAGATACATAAAGAACTTACTAAATTAAGACATTGTAAAAAAAGATTATGAGATATACTTTAGATTATAACACTGCTGACCTTACATTTTTAAGTTGTTGCAACGGGCATTATTTAAATTTTGTAGAACCATTTATTTATTTTGCTAAAAAAAGCAATCCAGGTTGCAAGATAGAATTATTTGTTCCTCAACCTGAGATTTTTAAAAAACAAAAAGACGTAATTTTTCACAAATTACCTAAAGGGCGAGCAGATGTATTACGATATATTGTAGAACCTACAACCAATACGAAACATACATATATTTGCGATATTGATATAATGCATACCGAACATGTGCAGCCTTTTCATATATTGCATATGGAGGAGACAAATCTACCTTTTAGTAACATTTATAGAACAAATAAGATAGATAGGTTATCCGGATTGCATTTTGTAGAGTCGGAGAAATGGTATGCTGAAACAAAATCTGCTAGAAGTAAAGCGCCGATAAAAGGTCAAGATGAAACTATTTTGCATAACATAACAAGAGAAACGTATCCTAATGCAGTTTTTAGCGAAGGACTATCAAAAAGACCCATTCATGGAATACACGTTTCGGTAGGCCGGCCTATTTATGACATTCCCGGCTGGGAGGTAACTTCGAATAAATTAACCTACTTCAAAGAAACTATAGAAGAACACGGCGAATTTAATAGTTGGTTTACTGAAAATGTTGTAAACAAATTACTTCCTACAAGAAAACGAAAAAAAATCTAATGACAGAAAGAATACTTAACATAGTAGTAGCATCGGATTCAAACTTAATTAAATTTATAGATCCTTGTTTAACAAGTATTCGAAAATGTGGATACGAACCTATTTTTTATAATCTTGGCGGCTTAGATTTTGGCATTTCATTTGAATCAAATACAAGTAGCAAATCGTTACAAAAGTTTCCAAAAAAACCATTTGTGATTTTAGACGCACTTAGTAAGTTAGACGATGACCAATATCTAGCATGGATAGATATAGATTGCATAATGCAGTATCATGTAGACAATGCAATAGATAACTATGATCTAGCAGTTACATTTAGAAAGAGCAGTTTAAATAGTGGCGTAAGTTTTTGGAAAAAAACACCTAACTCGATAAATTTTTTAAATGAATGGTGTAAAATATCGTTAGAAGTAAATGGCGATCAAAATGCTTTGAATAGAATTTGTAAAATTCCTAATAACAGTTATATTAACAAAACCTTAGATATTTTAGATGCTAAAGTAAAAGTTTTAGATTGTAAAACATTTAATAATTTTTTCTTCAAACGTGATCAGACAAGTGCAAGAATCATTCACTATAAATCAAAATATAGGGACAGATTCCCTAAGGGATAGTTTCTTATGAAGTTAGACTTTATTGAAATAGGAACTAGTAATTTTGATACGCTGATAGAAAAAGCAGATGAATCAACCTTTGGAATTTCAATCGAGCCTGTAAACATATATCTAGATGACTTGCCGAATCCTAAAAACGTTCATAAATTAAATTATGTAATAAGTTTGGACGGTTCAGAGGATCCTGTCGATGTTTACTACATCAAACCAGAGATTATAGATAAGTTCAGATTAAAGAATTATCTAAAAGGGTGTAATAGTGTTAAAAAATATCACCCATTACATATACAGCATAATTTACAGAAGTATGTGACTATTGATGTTGTCCAGCAAATTTGTATAGGTCGACTGTATGATTTATTTCATATTGAACATCTTGCATATCTAAAAATAGATACCGAAGGCGGCGACTGTTGTATTCTAGATCAGTATTATGATTTTATTTTGGATAAACCTAGTTTATATCCAATGAAAATAAAATTCGAAACAAATAGTTTATCTAACACTACACATGTAGAATCCGTCTTAAAAAAGTATCACAGCATTGGATATAAGTCTAGCAAAGAGCGACAAGACACAGTATTGATGCTGAAATCTTAAGTTGCTGTGATGATTATATTAATGCATAAATACCCTGATGAAAATTGTGTTAGTTACAGGTGGGTTCGACCCTCTTCATATAGGCCATATCTCATACTTTAAATCTGCTAAGTCCCTTGGTGATTATCTAGTTGTGGGGGTAAATTCGGACAGCTGGTTAGCACGTAAAAAAGGCAGACCCTTCATGCCAGCCAAAGATCGCAAAGCTATTATTAATGCGTTAGCTGATGTTGATCATGTAATTGACTTCGACGATTCTGACGATACTGCTTGCGATGCTATCAAACAGACTATAAACTTTTGGAAAACAAATGATCCTATAATATTTGCAAACGGCGGGGATAGGAAGCAAGGTAATGTGCCAGAAGAAGATAGGTTTTCTAATCATGCTCGAGTAACATTTGCATATGGAATTGGCGGCGATAAGAAAGCAAATTCTTCAAGTTGGATACTGGACGAGTGGAAAACTCAGAAAACAGAAAGATCGTGGGGCTATTGGAGGGTGCTAGACGACAAACCAGACAAGGGATATAAAGTCAAAGAACTTGTAATATATCCGGGCAAGAGGCTAAGCGACCAAAGACACTTTAAGCGCGACGAACAATGGATTATTCTAGAAGGCGTTGTTAAAATAGAGACAGAATACAAAGAGAGATTCGACACAGCACATCTAAGATTAGAAAGCTTACCATATAATATCGGCAAGGGTGTTTGGCATTGTGCTAGTAATCCTGAAACAGTACCAGCTCACGTTTTGGAAATTCAAACAGGCGACGAATGCATAGAGGAAGACATAGAGAGAAGAAATTATGAAAGTGTTCGTAGGATATGATACCAGAGAAGATATTGCTTACCAAGTTTGTAAACACAGCATTGTAAGCAAACAACCAGAGGCAGATGTAAGACCATTAAAACAACAGGAATTGAGAGATGCAGGCTGGTATACTAGACCTGTAGATAAACTTGCCAGCACTGAGTTTACATTTACAAGATTTTTAGTGCCAGAACTAGCCAACTTCGAAGGGTGGGCTCTATTTATGGATTGCGACATGATCCTTACAACAGACATCAAAGAACTTTTTGATCAAGCCGATGACAAATACGCTGTAATGTGTGTTAAACACGATTATAAAGTTAAAGAAGGCACTAAAATGGACGGACAAAAACAGACAGTATATCCGCGCAAGAATTGGTCTAGTGTCATGCTGTTTAATTGTGGCCACCCCAGCAATAGAGCTCTTACTCAGGAGTTAGTTAACAATCCAGAAATAAACGGCGCATATCTTCATCGATTTAGTTGGCTAAATGACGGCGAAATCGGAGAACTAGATCACACATGGAATTATCTTGTTGGCGTTTACAACGATCTAGATAAACCTAAACTGATACACTATACTGAAGGCGGTCCCTGGTTCGAGCAAGAAGAATATAGATTTTGCAAATTTCACCGAGAATGGAAAAACGAACTGATTGATATGATGAGATATGAAAAATGAAGTTTAACAATATTGTAATAGTAGGTGGAGGCTCGGCAGGGTGGATGACAGCGGCAACATTGATCAAAACTTTCCCGCATAAAAGTATCACAGTCGTTGAATCTCCAGATGTTCCTGCTGTCGGTGTAGGCGAGTCTACAACACAGTTAATGAGACGTTGGCTACATTATCTAGGAATAACCAGCGAAGATTTAATAACAAAATGTAACGCGACTCATAAATTATCAATACGTTTTGAAAATTTTCATTCTAATAATAAAAAAGGGTTTCATTACCCATTCGGAAGATTAGACGAACGTCATTGTAGTGTTACTGATTGGTTCGCTTATCAAAACTATAATCCAGATGTAGAATTTGAAAACTTTGTTGAAATGCTTTCACCTATTGCAAACTGTTTAGATAAAAATAAGGTTCCTACACAGGTAATAGATGGTTGGGATATAACGAAAGATGCTGCTTGGCATTTTGACACTCATTTGTTTTATTCTTATCTAAGAGATGAGTATTCAATTCCTAGAGGTGTAAAACGTATTGTTGGCCACGTTAATCAAGTTGTAAAAGATGCAGAGGGATTTATAACAGGCGTAAAAACAAAAAATGAAATTATTACAGGTGATGTGTTTTTTGACTGCACCGGTTTTAAAAGGTTATTGATAGAAGGCGCACTGGGTGAACCGTGGCGCGAGTTTAATAACAAGACGTACACCGATAGTGCTTGGGCAGCTGGCAGACCATATGTAAATAAAAAAGAAGAATTAAAACTATATACAAATTCGGTTGCTTTGAAAAACGGTTGGGTTTGGGAAATACCAAATTGGGCAAGAATAGGGACCGGTTACAATTACGCTAGAGAATACATCAGTGATGAGGAAGCATTAGAAGAATTTAAATCCTATTTAGGCCCAATACATGAACAGATGGATTTTAAGCATATTAGGATGCGCAACGGAATGAGTGAACGTATGTGGGTCAAAAACTGCATCAGCATAGGGTTAAGCGGTGCATTTATTGAGCCACTAGAATCAAATGGTTTAATGAGCGTGCACGAATTTCTTATACATTTTATTAACATCTGTGAAGGTAAAGATATTTTGAATAATTTTGATGCACATACTTTTAACCATGCCTGCAGAGAACAATTTTTGTATTTTGCAGATTTTATAACCATACATTATGCCATGACAAATAGGATCGACAGTAAATATTGGCAGGATATTCTTAAACAAGATTTTACAGATAGTCCAGTTATGAGACAAATATACGAGTTAAGGACAGCATCGATTTACGATTTGCCTGACTTACTTAATTGGCCTCAATTAGGAGCGCATCTGTATATGTTAGCAGGGCATAAAATTAATCCATTTACTAATTTCAAGACAAGCCATTTGGATTTCTGGGGATATAAAGATCCTGATGTTTTAAAGTCATTAGATTGCAAAATGCAACCCTATTTAGATAATAGACGAAATATTATCGAAAGTTTTCCTAATAGTTTTGATTATTATGCACAGTTTCATTGAAAGCATATGATTTTTCTAAGTAAAGGTGGCGAGGATCCTTACATAAATTATTTTGCTAAAGCATGTGGCTCGGTTCCTACGCCAACCGAAGAATTTATATTTGATGAATCTGATGATCCTATTGTTTTGAGAGGCATTCTTAAAAAGAAAATAATAAAGAGATGTTGGGAAAATAAAAGAGATTTCTTTTATATGGACACTGGATATTTTGGAAATGAAGTAACTTCTATGAATCCTAATGGCTGGAAATACTATCATAGAATTGTAAAAAATAATTTACAGCACGAGAGAATAATTGAAAGACCGCCGGATAGATTTGAAAAAATAGGTAAAAAAATTTACGACTGGAAAAAGACCGGAAAAAAAATATTATTAGCCTGTCCTGACGAGAAGCCTTGTAAGTTTTACAACGAAAGCTATGATAATTGGATTAACAACACCGTCGAAAAAATAAAATCCTATACCGACAGACCTATCGAAATAAGGAAGCGTGTAAAAAGTAGATTAACCAGAACACGAGAAAAACCTTTTATTGATGCATTAAACGATGACGTTTTTGCACTAGTGACATTTAATTCAAATGCAGCAGTCGAAAGTATTTTTAACGGCATACCGGCTTTTGTTTTGTCACCTGTTCATGCCGCAAAGCCAGTAGCAGAAACTAATTTAAGTAAAATAGAAAATCCGTTTTATGCAGATAATGATTTACGTTTTGCATGGGCATGTCATTTGTCATACGGACAATTTCACACAAATGAACTCAAAAACGGATATGCAAAAGAACTAATGGATTTTGAATAATGGCCGAGTTATCTTTAGAAAATTTGTTTATTGAATCCGCAAACGGAGAGTTATCAAATAGTCTTGTAGTAAGAGGTATCATTAAAAAGGATAAAATTGAAGAAGCAATAAGAAATAAAAAAGATTTTTATTATATCGATACTGGATACGTTGGTAACTTTCCTGCACAAGGAAACCCTACCGGCAAAAAACTTTATCATAGAATAGTTAAAAATAATTTGCAACATTCTATGATAAGAGATGTTCCTGCAGATAGATGGAATAAGTTAGTGGAGGCAGATAACAGATTGATATACAAAGGACAAAAACATTATAATAAAAAAATATTAATGGTAATGCCTAATCCTAAAGCTTGCAGATACTATAATATAGACTTTAACGAATGGAAATGTGCAACAAAACAACATCTAAGCGAATTAATCGATCTTCCTATTGAAGTTAGAATCAAAGGCTCGAGAACATATAGAAATAGAGAATACAGCATATACGACGCGTTCGATAGCGGTGTATATGCAACTGTTTGTTTGAACAGTATAGCAGCACTAGAATCTGTCCTTTACGGAATTCCGGCATTTGTAAGCGTTCCCTGCGCCGCTAGCCCGCTTGCAAATACTGACCTAAATAATTTACAAAACCCTTTTTTTCCGGATAAACATATAATAGAGAAGCAATGTCACAACATAGCTTACGGACAATTTAGTGTAGATGAAATAAGAAATGGAACAGCATGGAACCTGATAAAAAAATACGAAATATGAAACTGCTTATTAACGATAAAGAAATAGCACACTTTCTTTTAAGTTTATTAGATTATAATAAAAAAGCAAAAGATCTTAACTTTGCAATGACATCCACGCAGGCCTACATGGATAATTTTGCTTTAAAACACGATAAGAAAAGATTGCCGGTCAAAAGATTCCCTCCTTTAGGAAAAAAGAAAGCGTGGGACAAGATTACAAAGTGTGTTGCTAGAGATACGAGAGCACATTTAACTTATGTGCAAAATTTCCTGCAGGAAAAAAGAGAAAAGAATTATAATCGAGTGCATAAAAATATAGAATTTTTTATTGAGAAATTTGGTATCGATTTTATTTTTACAAAGTATACACAATCAGAAAAGCGAAATTTTGTTAAAAGCACTGGTAAAAAATTAGATAAGACAGCTACGTTAATGCGTAGAAAGGAATTTAAAGACTACAAACAAGACTGCCTAATAAGAAACACTACAGGTAATGAAGGACTTTTAGTATCTAAAATAGATAATAATTATCCGTTTTGGTTCATTGACAGCGGATATACTAATTTCCTAGAGCCTAATAAGAAATGGCACCGTTTGGTTAGGAACCATTTGCATTATGGAAAATTTTTTCAAGCGCCTGTGGATAGATTAGGAAACTTTAAAAAGTTTCCTAAGAAATGGAGAGATGACGGGAAATATATTTTAATATTAGAACCTGGACCATTTGCGGCAGAAGTTTTTCACGTCGACCTTAATGGATGGGCAGAAAACGTAAAAAATGAGTTATCAAAGTATACAGATAAAAAAATAATAATAAGAGAAAAAAGACCTAAAAGAAAAAGGAAAAATCTTTACAAAGAATTGTGCAATGAAGATTATCATTGTGTAGTTAGCATAAACTCAAACGGTGCTACAGAAGCTATATGGGCAGGCATACCAGTAATCACCTTAGGAAAACATATTACAAATCCTGTTTCTGCTAACAAATTAGAGGATGTCAACAATCTGTATAGAGGAGACCTATCACAATGGCTTTGTATGTTAAGTTACAGCCAATTTACATTTGATGAGTTAACCGAAGGCAAGGCGTTGGAAATTCTTAAAAACTATCATGACTTATCTTAAAGCTGTTGCATACTATGCAGGTATTCCAGCAAGGAACTCTAATCCTGAGAAACCGCAAATTTTAGATAACTTTCTTGCTGGCGTGAGATCCTGTGGCGATAACGCTGTAGCTCACAAAGGAACTAATGTTGTTGATGCTGATGTGGCATTGATACAGGGGTTTGTGCATGAGCATGGCAAAAAAGCACCCCATCTACAGGTTAGACGCAATGCGATAGATTGTCAAGCAAAACGCGGAAAGAGATCTTTGATAGTTGACAGCAATCTCTTTCTATACAAAGATCCTGCTAATCATAAACGCTATTTGAGATACAGTTTTGATGGTGTGTTTCCCAAGACGGGATTTTATTTTGATTCAGACTTTACAGCAACGCGTTGGCAACAGATTCAAAAAGATCTTAACCTAAGTTTAAAACCTTGGAGAAAAGAAGGCGATCATATTCTTCTCTGCCTTCAAAGAAACGGCGGCTGGAGCATGCGCGGATTCGATGTGATAGAATGGATGAATAAAACCATTCAAGAAATTCGCATGTATGATAAAAAGCGTCCTATTGTAGTAAGAGCACATCCGGGCGATAAAAAAATTAGAAATTATCTTAGAATTGCGCACAAAAATGTTAGATTAAGTACCAGCAGAGATATTACAACCGATTTAAAAGGCGCATGGGCAACAGTTATATACAACAGTTCGCCGGGTGTTGCCAGCGCAATTGAGGGAGTTCCTGTAATTATAACTGACCCCGTAACCGGCCACAGTCAAGCAGAAAGTGTTGCTAATTTAGGTATAGAAAATATCGAGAATCCAGCCATGCCCGAACGTGAACAGTGGATACAACGCTTGTGCATGAGCCATTGGAATTTTAATGAGTTGAGAGACGGCACTGCTTGGAATTTTTTTAGATCTTATGTTTAACGAAACTGTTGCCAGTAAGGTTCTGTTCTAGGCACTTTAAGATCATCGCGTTTGCTTTTACCCAACTGCTTTCTTCCGCCTTTGAGATGATCTAAATAAGCACCCCAATCTGAATTTATTAAGGGATGTCCTTCGCCCGCACTCATGCCTCTGCGAGGACGAAGGTCTTGTAAACCAGCGGCCCAGTCATGCTGTTTTAAATTGGGTATCTTGCATCTAACTGCATCAAATACAAAACTATCGTGCCACTCGGCCAATTTAAATATACCGTTTTCTGCATCATCGTACATGCGATTAAATTCTTTGATAAAATCTTGTGTAGCATTCGATTTTAAATTCATCGCATACAGTCCGCATTCACTGTACTTGCCTTTTCTTCCTAGGTAACAGAGATCTGTTTGTGGTGGAAGAAACTGTTCTATTCTCTGTAATGTTATAGGACTATGACAAATTGTATCTGCATCCATCCAAAACAACCAGTCAGTATTGCATCTTTTAGCACAATCAAAGACTGAATATACCTTGTGTGCAAATCTAACCGCATCCCATTTAAAACCCTTGCCCGAGTCTTTTCTTTTACTGCGTACAGGGTCGCGACTGACATCGCCGTTGGCTTTGGGCACATCGCGCCAACGGTTTTTAAAATTTGTAAGTTCTTGTACTGAATCTAGATCTGTGAGAATAACACGCGAGTGATCGATAACCTGTGGGTTGCATTTTTCCGGATAGACCCACAATTTAACTTCGTCTGGCCAATTTTGGACAAACGTATCAATCATTCTTTGGCCGTAATCTTTGAGACCTTTTGCATGAAATGTTGTTACTACAGATATACTCATTTTATTTTTTTCCAAACGTGAAATAATCCCTGCTGGCTTGTGGCTCTATATCCATTAGCATAAAAGGCCTTGGATTTGTCTCTGCCAATAACTTCATTGCCTTCTACAAAATAATCTGGTTTTTGTTGTAGAAGTCTGGGCACAATTTTATCCAATGCATCTAAATTGTCTAGTCCTACATATACAGTACTGATATTTGCTAGTTGGTTTAGGTCACTAGCGGGCATTCTATAGACCAAATTTTTAGCAACAATGCCGGGGTGTTCCGTATCCTGTACAAAAACAGTTTTATATACAGCAAGCAATTGTTCTACTAGTCCGAACCCTTGGCCGATAACAAATGCATTTTCGAACCGCGCATCAATTTTCTGAAGTTGTTTTAGAAATTTGCTCATAATGTAAATACAACTTATTTATTGACAGTTAATATGAGATTTAAATTATATAGAGAACACGGCAGTCTAAATTCTGCACCTGTTTTTGGGGCGGCAGAGCAGGGGCTAAAGCAGTTAGGCCATGACGTAGTCAATGCCGGCGAGGACGTTCCGGTTATTTGGAGCGTGTTATGGCATGGCAGAATGCAGGGCAACAAACAAATTTTCGATAGTTTTAGAAAACATAATAAACCTGTTCTGGTGATTGAGGTAGGCGGTATAAGTCGAGGAGAAACTTGGAAAGTGGCTGTAAACGGAATTAACCGCGAAGCTACATGGCCCAAGTTTGATTACGATAATTTAGAGCGTGCTAAAAAATTAGGCCTCGAATTGCATCCTTGGAGAACACGAGGAGATCACATATTGTTGTGCGGTCAACACGAACGCAGTCATCAATGGAGAAACATGCCGCCTGTAGAAAGATGGGTCGAAAACACAATAACTGAAATAAGAAAACACACCGATAGAAAAATAATATTTAGACCACATCCCAGATGCAGAGTGCCTGACATAGAGCACAAATTTTCTAATGTTGTTAGACAAACCCCGCAAAAAATTCCGCACACCTATGATGAATTTAACATGGCATTCGACAATGCATGGGCAACAGTCAGTTGGAGTTCTAACCCCGGAATACGCAGTGCTTTAAACGGGATACCTGTGTTCACGGGACCAGAAAGTTTAGCATATGATGTAAGCATGAAAGATTTATCGCTTATCGAAAATCCGCCCCTGCCCGATAGAGAACAATGGCTTGCACGGTATTCGCACACAGAGTTTACCCTGCAGGAAATTGCAAGCGGAATGCCGTTTGAAAAACTGCTAAATGCTCTTGATCTCTAACACTCGTTGTTGTATACTAACTGTATGTATAACTATGTCGAAGATGCCTGTCAAGACTTCTATGCGCTAATTCTCAAGCGTAAAATCAATATTGACAGCAAGGACCGTGCTCCTGTAAAAAATTTCGCAAATTTAATCAGTAATCAAAAACCTCTTACTAAGCGACAGGGCAAGTTTGTTCTTGTGTTGCTAAAAAAATATCAACACCTTGCACAGGCACACGATGTGGATTTAAATCAAATTCTCAAAGAGCCCGCATGGAAAATACCATTTAGAGAAATTGATTACAGCAAACGTGTTTGGGTAGAACAAGAAGAAAGCGGGGCATGGATCTGCCTACAATTTCCTTTTCAACTCAAAGACGAACTCGATCACACTGTGGGATCCAGTTTTCTCAGTGATGTATTCGATAAAGATCGAAAAGTAAGGATGTTGCTGGCGACTGAATACAATATTTTAGCCATAGACTCGTTTGTACAAAAGCATGCCTTTGAAAAGCATTCTAGTTACGATGCACTTGTATCTTTTGTAGAAGAGGTACAAAACAACGCAGAAAATATTGTTCCGCACTGCGTTATCGAAAACAATTGTGTAAAACTTAAAAATGTCGACGCAGAAGTTGTTGAGTATTTTAATAAGACTCGGACCAATAACTTGAATGCAGATTTATTGCATGCAAAGAACATGGGCATACCTTACGGGGGCAGTGCAGAGGATATAGTTCAGCAGGTCTGCACTCAACGCTCGGATCTTGTCTGGCTTAAACGATTAGATGATTTCTTTAAAATTGCAAAACAGGCAGCAGGAACTGTTGTTTTTCTCAAGGATCGAACTCTTGATAAAAAAGATTGGGCATCAGATTTTTTGTATACAGCAAATAGAGCCGGCGTGCACGCCAGCGATATACTAATAGGTTTTCGAGGCTGTATTGGATTTAACAACTATATTAAATCACAAGGAGTAACTGGTAAAGTAGACGGACAAAAATATTTGGTGTTTGAGCATAAACCTCCCAAGTGGTTGTTTAAAGAAAATGTTGACGTTACAATAGTTGGTACAGATGTCTGTTATATCAGCAATAACAGACTGTTAAACAATTGGTTACATTCACATCCCTGTGTGTTTTACATAAACGAACAAAACATGAGACCCAACATGGGACATTTTTTAGAATCGGAGGCAACTGTTGCCGAGCTGTAAACTGATTATCAAAGACGAAGTAAATTTTAAAGTCGAAGGTCTGGCTGTAGATGTTAGGCGCAAGTGTGTAAATGCGCTCAAATACGAGTTGCCGTATGCACGACACATGCCTGCGTTTAAACTAGGACGATGGGACGGCACAGTCAGTTTCTTTGGCATTGGCGGCAATGGCTATCTAGCACACCTTGATCGAGTATTACCGATCATAGAACAAAGTGGCTATGAAATCGAAGTAGAAGATCAAAGACAACATGCAGAACTAAAGTTTGATTTCATTGATGAAAATTTTTGGAAACAACAGGGCGTTTGCTGGCCTGAGGGACACCCGGATGCTGGGAATCCCATTGTGCTTCGCGACTATCAATACGACGTTGTAAACAAATTTTTAAAGAATCCTCAAAGTATTCAAGAAGTTGCAACCGGAGCAGGCAAAACAATTACAACCGCAACACTTAGCCATTTGTGTGAAAAATACGGAAGAACAGTTGTGATTGTTCCTAACAAAAGCCTTGTTGTACAAACTGAAGAAGATTATCGTAACTGCGGGCTAGATGTAGGAGTATACTTTGGAGACAGAAAAGAACTAGGACACACACATACAATCTGCACTTGGCAAAGTTTGAATGTATTAGAAAAAAAGAAATACGATACCGAAGCACTAAGTCTTGCAGAATTTGCTGAAGGTGTTGTGGCGGTAATTGTTGACGAAGTGCATCAAGCAAAAGCCGATGTATTAAAAAAACTGCTTACACAAAATTTTAGACATGCGGCTATTCGTTGGGGATTGACCGGAACAGTGCCCAAAGAAGAATGGCAGTTCCAAGGCATACTTGCAGGTATCGGCCCTGTAATAAACCAAGTGTCTGCTCACGATCTTCAGGAAAAAGATGTACTTGCAAAATTAGATATCAATATTCTACAGACCAAAGACATTGAAACATTTCGCAACTTCCAAGAAGAATACAAATGGCTTGTAACTAACGATCGACGATTAGATTGGATTGCAGAAACTGTTAATACAATTAAACAAGCAGGAAACACATTGATCCTAGTAAATCGAGTAGATACTGGTAACAAATTGATCGAGCGAATCGATGATGCTGTGTTTGTGAGCGGCAGCATGAAACTGGATGATAGGAAAGACGAATATGATGAGATTAAAACAGCAGATGGAAAAGTGCTTGTGGCCACATATGGTGTGGCGGCTGTGGGTATCAACATTCCTCGCATCTTTAATCTTGTCCTAATAGAGCCTGGCAAAAGCTTTGTGCGAGTAATACAAAGCATTGGTCGAGGAATTCGCAAAGCAGAAGACAAAGATTTTGTACAGATATGGGATATTACTTCTACGTGCAAGTATGCCAAGCGGCATCTCACAGAGAGGAAAAAATTCTATCGAGAAGCAAAATATCCATTTACAATAACAAAGGTTGACTTATGACAAAAATACTAACACTAGAAAATACAAGTTTCGATTTAAATGACTTGCCCGAAGAACTGGAAGACGATGTTCGGTTTGCAGTGCTCGATAACAGTGATCCGAAAGATCCTGACTTCTTTTTTATTCCTCTTGTGTTTCTTGAAAGTTTTAATTCTCCTGCTATACAAATGAAGATCGGCGGCGCTGAAATTACAATGCCTTTAGATTGGTGTATGGTAGTAGGAGATAGAGAATGCGGAATGGATCCAGAAGTGTTGCCACTTACAAGTATCAACGAACGCGGGTTTGAAGCATTAATACATAATCCGCTGGAAGGATTTAGGCCAGAGTTTGCGTCAGTAGAAATTACAAATATATTCCAAGATGTAAAATGGTATTTTCCAAAAATGAAAAATGGGCAACTGCTGTGTGTTCCCTTGTCAGACACGCCCAACCCTTACTGTGCTTTCTTTGTCAAAGAGATAAGTAGACAGAGCGAAGTCTTACAATTGGCAAATTTAGTTTAACAGGAGGAATTATGTCAAAGGCAGGAAAGGTTTGGGGTCAGACAGAATTAATACATGCAAACGGCGTACTAGAATTTCATAGGATTGAATACAAGGCAGGTGCAAAGTGTTCTGAACACAAACACGAATTTAAGTGGAATGGCTTCTTCGTTGAGTCAGGCAAGATGTTAGTTCGTGTATGGCAAGAAGATCAAGAAGGGTTGATCGATGAAACAATTTTAGAAGCGGGCGATTTCATGCAGGTCAAGCCTGGCAAGTTTCATCAATTCGAAGGTGTAGAAGATGGCGTGGCATTCGAGCTATACTGGGCAGAATTCAACCACGACGATATCAAAAGAAGAACTGTGGGCAGCAAAGATTAATGATATCTTTGTCCTACAAAAAAATATTAAACACAATACACAGAGAAACGCCATTCGGAAAAAGATCTAAGATACCTTGTCATTTAAAGGGTTTTATTGATTCGAATGTTCCAAAGTCGATTTTAGATTTTGGATGCGGTAAAGGTAGACTTTTAGAAACACTTAAAGAAAATTATAAAAATATCCAGCTCTTCGGATATGATCCAGGAAATCCTATTTTTGATAGAGAAATTACACCGGTTGATATGATAATCAGCACAGATGTTCTTGAACATATCGAGCCAGAACATATTGCAGATACAATTGCAATGCTTGGGACAAAAGCCCGTTTTCACTATCATTTGATCAGTTGTGCGCCTGCAAAGTTGATTTTGCCTGACGGTCGTAATGCACACCTTATACAAGAAACTCCCGAGTGGTGGCGACACCAGTTTGAAAATAATGGTTATACAATCCTTTCAGATGATTATAAAGAGTTCGAAAAATATTCTAAACAGCTTAGAAAAAATATTCCCGTAAAAAATTACTATGTAATGTTAAGATCATGAGCTCCTTAAAACCAAACGAACCACTTATTTACGAAAGAGCAAACGGTGTTGTGTATGCAAAATATAGAGATAGGCCAGATATTGAAAGATGGATTATAGGCGGCGACTCGGATGCAGTGGCAAGGGCTCAAGGAGGATGTAGCTATGCAGATTGGCAGAGACTGTGTGATCTCGCTGAACAAAACAGTGCCCTTAAGAAACAACTTGAAAAAACTTTATTATTGTATTATACTATAAAAGATGGCTGAAGACAAACTAAAATTAAATGAAATACTTGCGGCATGTGACATGGATGCCAAATACGTTTGGGATGAGCTAACAGAAGATCAACGAAAGAGTGTTGTGTTCTTTACTCTAAATAGATATCTATCTAATGTAAATGGAAATCGAGAAACACAAGAACATGCTTGTGTTGTTACCAATGAACGTTATAACAAACATCTTTTTCAGTTCTTAAATCGACATCCGAAACTGTGTTGGCAATTGGCATGCAGTTGCGCCGCAGAAGACAAAAACATTAAGTTTCATCCGTGGCTGAAAATTAAAAAGGAAAAGAACAAACGCGAAGAGTTTCTTGCAACACTGTTCCCTAATATGAAAAGAGCTGACATTGCTGCACTTGCTGCTATTTCGACAGACAAAGAAATCAAGCAATACTGTGAAGACCTAGGCTGGGATAAAAAAGCAATCAATGGAATTAAATTATAAGTGTGAACACTGTGGCAAAAAATTTGCCAAAGAAAAAACTCTCATTGTGCATGTGTGCGAAAAAAAGCGCAGGTATCTTGCTCGTACCGAAAAACACAGTCAAATGGGATTGTTAACCTATCAGAAATTCTATGAAATTGCACAGAAAGGAAAAAAGCCAAAAACCTTTGAAGATTTTACTAATAGTCCGTACTATAATGCTTTTATAAAATTTGGAAGCTTCCTGGTTAACACCAAACCTATATATCCTGAAAGATTTATTGACTATGTGGTGACTAGCGGTGTTAAGTTAGATCACTGGTGCAGAGACGAATTATACGATAAATATCTTATTAATCTTATTAAAACCGAACCAGCCGACGGAGCCATACAACGCACAATACAAAATATGATGGATTGGGCAGACGAAAAAGACGCAGAATGGGAACATTATTTTTTGTATGTAAATTTAAACAGAGCAGCAAATGATATAAGGCAGGGTAGAATAAGTCCCTGGGTTATACTCAACAGCAAGGCTGGAAAAAAGATGTTAGGAAATATGAACGACGAGCAGTTAGAGATTGTAGGGTCGTTAATAGATCCTATGTATTGGAAAAAACGATTTCAAGCAAGACCTGCAGATCACGAACTCTGCAAGGATGTAATAAAAGAGGCAAATATACAATGACGGAAAAAGATACCGGACTGCCTAGAAAAGAAGAATGGATACTGCCGAGCGAAAGCATCGATATCGATGTGAGATACACTAAGAGCAAAGTGCTTGTACAGTTCGAAGGCTTTGATAGCGAATTAGATGCAGAGGAATACGCAACTACGCTTGCAGAAGTGTTACCTATTCTGCTACATGGATCTACAAGAATACAATGACATATAAAATTATTGATAACTTTTTAGATAAAGATATTTCCGAACAGATACAAAGATCTTGTTTAGGAAACAATATAGATGCAGTTCCGTGGTATATTTCACGATATGTGGCACATAATAATGAAGATTTTCCTGTAGGTTATCTTTATCATTCTTTCTACAAAGATTATCAACCTACTAGTCCTTTCTTTAATGTTATTGCTCTACCAATATGTCAAAAACTTAATATGACTGCACTTATGCGTGTAAAAGGAAACTGTTTTCCATCTACTAGTAGCCTGCAGGAACATGATTGGCATAAAGATTTTGAAGTTCCTCATAAGGGTGCCGTATACTATGTAAACAGCAATGATGGATTTACAATATTAAGTGATGGAACTAAAGTTGAATCTATAGAAAACCGTCTGTTAATATTCAATTCAGCAACCCCTCATCGTAGCACAAATTGCACAGACGAACAATTTAGAATTACAATTAATTTAAATTATATGTAAAAAAGAAGACTTTGATTATTTAGGATATAGCAAATGCCTGACATAGACATCGATTTTGTAGATAGAGACAAGGCTTTAGAATATTTCAATCATATTACCGCAAGCCGGTTAGAGGACGACGAATTAGCCAAACACAACACCGGCGTGTACATGCACGAAGTTCCTGTTGATGCTAAAACTAGCCTTTGCTCGGTTCCTTACAAGCAGGCCGAGGCCAAAGGTTATTTTAAGATCGATTTCTTAAATGTAAGCATATACAAAGATGTAAAGGACGAAGATCATCTACAGCATCTAATTAATAAGGAGCCTCTATGGGAACTTTTAGAACACCAAGAGTTTGTAGATCAGGTGTTTCACCTATCAGGACACTCAGAGATATTGAAGAAATTGAAACCGCAAAACGTAGAACAGTTAGCGGCCGTACTAGCAATAATTCGTCCTGCAAAACGTCATTTAGTAGACGAAACGTGGAAGACTATACAAAAGGAAGTGTGGACTAAGCCAGCTGATGGTTCATACTACTTTAAGAAAGCACATGCTGTTTCTTATGCGATGGCATGCATTGTGCATATGAATTTACTCACAGAAAACATAAAATAATGGAAAATTTTATTCATACTTGGACAATGCCCGAATATGTTTGCGATAATTTTCTTGAATATTTTAAGATTGCAAGCGACGAATATAGACATATCGGGTCTGTAGGTAATACAGGCATTGTAGATTTTGCAGTTAAGCAGTCAACAGATTTACTTTTTTACAACCACTCGACCCATCCGGCCATTGTCGATTACTTTAATCATTTGCAAAATGGTTACGAAGGCTATGTAAATAGATTTGGAATCGACCATTTTAATTTAGTTACTGAACAAACTAACTTAATACAATTCTATCCACCCGGCGGAGGATATAAAGTATGGCATTATGAACGTGATAATGGCGATGCGTCAAGACAACTTGTGTATATGACATATCTCAATACTGTGAGTAGTGGCGGAACCGAATGGTATTATCAAGATTTTAAATTAGAAGCCGTAAAAGGACTAAGTGTAATATGGCCTGCTGACTTCACACACCTACATAGAGGAATTGTAAGTAGTGAACAAGAAAAAATAATTGCAACCGGTTGGTTCAAATTTGTTAGTTAGTTTTTTTAACTAATGTAATTGATTTTCTTTTAACTCTTTTAACCACAAAGTCGTTCAAACTGGTTGCTGGCCCTAGCAAAACCTTAACATCTTTACTGTTAAAATTTTTTATGCAGTAGGCAAACGGTTGTATTTCTTTATTGAGAAAAATATTTATAGGAATACTCCTATTGCTTTCCCACCACCATGCTTCTCCAAGATCAAGCAACGCCTGTTTTTCTACATCGGTTCTAAGAGCTTCGTAATCATACATGCTGGTTATATTAGCATCTTGATTGATTATGATTCCTACATACTCTTTATCGGTATGGTTTATAACGCTTATAAACGGAAAATTTTCCTGTAAGTTATCTGAAATCTTCATGGATAAATATGTAAAGAGGTCCTTTTATTATTATGCAACTAAATCGTGTATATTTATATCGAAATCAATTAGACATATTTACTAATTATAATCAATCTTGGACCCAAGAAAGGTATCGCAGAGTGTATAATCGCAATTTAAAAATATATCGCAGTGTTGATAACACTATAGATTTCACAGTACGCAACGGCGAAGAAAAAGAAATTTCGCTCGGTGCAGACACTACCCTAGTATTTAACTTGATTAGTAGAAGCACTAAAGATTTAGCCTTACAAAAAGACTGCACAGTATTAGATGTAGATCGAGGAAGGCACCAAGTAGTTCTTACAGAAAGAGAGCTATTTGATCTAGAAGCAGGATACTACGACATCACACTTGTTGCAGAAAAAAGACAAAACGTTGACAGCACACAGTATGAAGTGATAACAAAACAGATTCTATACACAGATGATCACTATGGCGGATACAACACCTTAGAAATCTTATCGGGGGCCACAGGCGAGGTTACAGCAAGTCAGGAGATAACCAATTTCAATAGAGTTGATCCTGCGGCAACAGGAGACGAGGAACTTCCTTACTTCGAAAGCACAATCATAGATGCCAAGCGACATTTAACACAGCCAAACGGAACACATACCTTTCAATTCTATTTCAGTAACTACACAGGCGAAGTTGCAATAGAAGGTAGCCTAGACGAAGGCGGAGCACCCAGCAATTGGTCAGAGCTGGAAGTTTCCGAATACGTAGAGCAAACTGCAAATGTCTATAAAAACGTCACAGGCAAGTATAGATGGTTTAGGGTAGTTCATACACCTACAAAAACCGGCGCACAGGCCACGTTTGTAATAACACAAACTGTGTTTGGTAATTATGATGTGGCAGCGCGTAACGGCGGAGTTAAGTATGATGTAGACGATGTTATAATCATAAAAGGCTCTGAGTTAGGCGGTGAAGACACTACTAATGATCTAATAATAACAGTAACAGAAACTGATAGCGACGGTGCTATTACTGAATTTGAACACGAGGGTGTTTCGTACAATGGATTTCGCAAATTTGTTAAATCTGCGGAAGTTACAGACATAGGAACAGTTGACAAAATACTTTATAGATAGTATGCTAGAACAATGACGTTTGTTCTAGACAAATTAAAGTCACTGTTGCCGCTAAACGCTAAACCCAGTCCCAGTGGCTGGATTAGCTTTAATGCGCCGTGCTGTGTACATCGAGGACACAAGCCTGATCGTAGAAAACGCGGCGGCGTAAAAATAGATACAGGCTTCATATATAATTGTTTTAATTGTAAGTTTTCTACAAGTTGGCAGCCTGGCAGAACTATTAGTCCTAAACTTAAAAGTTTTTGCTATTGGCTAGGTGCTGACGAAGACGACATCAAAGAACTTGTGTTCGAGGCACTTAAAACCGAATCGCCCGAATATATTCCGAAAGAATCAAACAGTCGTGTAGCATTTGAAGATAAAAAGCTGCCTGAAGGCGCTCAGCCAATTAGAGAATGGATAGAAGAAGATCTAGATCTAAACACAGAGACTGCGCTAGCATATGTGGTAGAATACATAGTCAATCGAGGATTTAATCCTACCGACGAAAACTTTTACTGGTCTCCGTTAGACGGATTCGAAAGTCGTGTGATATTGCCTTTCAAATTTCATAACCGAATCGTTGGGTATACTGCAAGAAAAGTAACAGCAGGAAAGCCCAAGTACCTCAGTGAACAGCATCCAAACTTTGTGTTCAATGCAGACAGACAAAATCCAGATCAACGATTTATATTTGTGTGCGAAGGCCCGTTTGATGCATTGGCCACAGGCGGAGTTGCTCTTCTTACAAATCGCATACACGAACAGCAGGCAAAAATCATCAATCAGCTGGGCAGAGAGGTAATTGTGATACCCGATCAAGATAGAGCGGGGATGAATTTAATTAACGACGCAGTAGATCTAGACTGGGGTGTTGCATTCCCCAACTGGGATCTTGATGTCAAAGATGCCAATGATGCTGTCAATAAATACGGCGAATTATTTGTGCTTGTAGATGCAATACAAACGGCACAGCACGGATCTATCAAGTGCGAAATTGCTAAAAAGCACATGCTCAACAGGATTAAACAGAATGAAGAATAAATTAGTTAAGTTAAAAGAATGGATACTTACACCCTACAGAAAGTACCAACAAAAGAAAAAATTAGAACAAAAAATCAAAGAACTTAAAAAACGAGATCCGTTTATTTACAAATGATAACATGGGGTATAAGTGCTAACAGTCACGATGCCGCCTTGGCTGTGTTCGCAGAAAACAAACTAGAATTTGCTTCGCACAGCGAGCGCTTCAGCGGCATAAAAAATGATCCTCACTTAAATACTAAACTAATAGAATATGCTCGACGTTGGGGCGAGCCAGACAAAGTAGTTTGGTATGAGAGACCATTTAGAAAGACAGTTAGACAGATACGGGCAGGCCAAGGTTGGCGGCGGCGTGATAATGACATTCGCGCTTATCTGCGCGGTTATGGGGTTAATTCTACAGTTGATTATTGCAGTCACCATCGTAGCCATGCTGCCGCTGGTTTTTTTACTAGCCCTTATGATGACGCCACTGTGGTCGTTATTGACTCGATTGGTGAATTTGAAACACTCACTGTTTGGGAAGGACAGGGCAACAATCTAACCAAAGCATACTCTCAAAGCTATCCTCACTCTGTAGGATTATGGTATTCGGCCATGACACAGCGTGTGGGTCTAAAGCCTAACGAGGACGAATACATTCTCATGGGCATGGCTGCATACGGCGATCCTAACAAATATCGAAAAGAAATTTTAAACGATTTTGTTAACCGCATAGGCCATCCCGACATCACATTCAAACAAAATCTGCACCGCGGGTGTAAGTGGTGGAGGCCTGATTTAAACACAGAGCAAGATAGATTTGATATTGCGGCGGCAACGCAAAAAATATACGAAGAGATGTTAGAATCTGTTTTGCGTTACACTGAACAACGTTTGCCCAGTAAGAACCTAGTGCTGATGGGAGGGTGCGCACTAAACTGTAGCGCAAACAGTTTGGCCTACAAGTATTACGACAGCGTGTGGATTATGCCCAACCCGGGAGATGCAGGATCTGCTGTGGGTGCTGTTTTAGGGCATTATAATATGCGCATAGATTGGCAGGGGCCTTATCTAGGGTATAACATAAAACGTCCATACCCTATTAAACCCGTGATACAGGACCTTGTTTCTAACGGTCTGTGTGGTGTGGCCAATGGGCCTGCCGAGTATGGCCCAAGAGCGCTGGGCAATAGAAGTCTGCTGGCTGATCCTAGAACACATGATAACAAACAAAGGGTAAATGAAATTAAAAAACGCCAGCAATTTAGGCCGTTTGCTCCTGCGGTGCTGGCCGAGCATGCCCAAGACTATTTCGACGGGGTTGTAGGCCCTTATATGCAGTCTACGGCGGTGGTTAAGGACCCTGAAGCAATACCAGCAGTTGTACATGCTGATGGTACTGCTAGAGTTCAAACAGTAGGCAAAGACGACAACACAGGCTTTCGCAAACTGCTAGAAGCCTGGTACAAAGAAACAGGGTGTCCTGTACTGCTCAATACCAGCCTAAATATGAAAGGCAGACCCATGGTAAATTCAGAACAGGACGCACGAGAATTTGAAAACACATATGGAGTAAAAGTATGGTAACAGTTGATGATGTAAAAAATGTTTTGAGAGAGGTATACGATCCTGAAATCAGTATTAATGTACAGGATCTTGGGATAATCTATAATGTAGAAGTTGAAGGCGATCACGTAAAGATTCTGCATACACTTACATCGCCTATGTGTCCTTTTGCTGACGAAATCTGCAATGATATCAGGCAGGCTCCTATGCAGTTAGAAGGAGTAAACAGTGTTGAAGTAGATGTTACATTCGACCCTCCGTTTACACTAGAAATGGTGCCTGAAGCAACGCGTCTTGAACATGGCTTATTATAGGAGGTAACATGATAGAAACAAGATACTGGGATAATTTAATTGTAACGTATGACGAAGTTTTTGATTTACAAGATCTAAAAATGATGTGCGACGAAATTTATTCGCAATCATTCTTCTACGGCATGGTTGACAATCAAGTAGAAATTCCTACATTGGCCGGGTTTTTACCGTTCGGAGATCAAAAATCTAATACCAAAATCGAATACAAGCCAACGGGATTAAGCACATGCAATAACAATGTTGTTACAGATTTGAGTCAACAGTTCTTTTATAAACAATGCTGGAGTTTTTTTGAAAGTCACTTACCAGAATTAGATGGCTTAAGATGTTGTAGATCACATATTAACTTGTTTGCACCAAATGAACATGCATGCTATCATACAGACAATTTTACAGACCCTAACTATACAGTAATATTTTATGCCAATCTAGATTACAATCACGACCAAATGGGAGAAACAAAATTTATCTTACGGCCTGATATGATTCCTAACACCAACGATATCACATTCCAATCTGATCATTATCCTATCAGTTTGAATATTATGCCTATACCGGGCCGTATTGTTATGTTCAGGGGCGACATAGAACATTCAGCAATTGGAATGCGTGACAAGCATAGATTTACACCTACATGGCAATTTATTGTATCTAACGATGAATCCTTACCAATATGCAAATATAAAAATTGACTATAATAGAAACCTCAAGTAAAATACAAGTATGGAAAAAAATTACAACTATGATCTACAGAAACTTTACTTAGAACTAATGTTAAGTGATGCAGAGACATTTGTTCGCTGCCAGGGTATATTCGACAGCTCTCTGTTTGATAGAAAACTGCAAGATACCGCAGAGTTTATTAACGAATACGCTAAAAAGTATACAGTATTGCCCGACTATGACATGGTCAATAAAAGTTGTGGCAGCAATCTCGAACCGCCCGGTGAACTCAAAGAAGGGCATCTCGATTGGCTCATGGACGAGTTTGAAGAGTTTACGAGACACAAGAGCCTCGAACGTGCGATTGTTAACTCCGCCGATCTACTAGAAAAAGGTGCATATGGCGAAGTCGAATCTATGATCAAGGAAGCTGTGCAGGTCGGATTGGCCAAAGACATGGGCACAGACTATTTTGAAGATCCTAGAGGACGACTGCTGGGATTAAAAGATAAAAACGGCCAGATCAGCACAGGCTGGAGTGCGCTAGACAACAAACTGTTTGGCGGCATGAATCGAGGCGAGCTTAACATATTTGCAGGCGGTTCAGGTGCAGGCAAGAGTTTGTTCCTTGCTAACCTAGGAATAAACTGGGCACTAGAAGGCATGAACGTTGTTTATCTTACCTTAGAGCTATCGGAGCCATTGGTAAGCATGCGCATGGACAGTATGCTAACAGGCATCACAACTAGAGAAATATTCAAAGACCTCGACGATGTTGAAATGAAAGTCAAGATGATTGGCAAGAAAAGTGGTGCCATGCAGGTCAAATACATGCCTTCAGGAAAGACCGCAAATGACATACGCAGTTATCTCAAAGAATATGAAATCAAAATGGGACGCAGAGTAGATGTTCTGCTAGTAGACTATCTAGATCTATTGATGCCTATCAGCAAACGTGTAGCACCTAGTGATTTGTTTATTAAAGACAAGTATGTTTCTGAAGAACTGCGCAATCTCGCAATGGAACTAGACTGTGTGTTTGTAACTGCCGCACAGTTAAACAGGGGCGCAGTAGAAGAAGTTGAATTTGATCACAGCCACATATCGGGCGGGTTGAGTAAGATTCAAACAGCAGACAATGTTATCGGCATCTTTACCAGCAGAGCCATGCGAGAGCGCGGACGTTATCAACTACAGCTAATGAAAACACGCAGTTCGAGTGGCGTTGGACAAAAAATTGATCTCGAATTTAACATAGAAACACTGCGAATCACAGACTGCGACGAAGAGGATCAGGATCACAACGGTGCCACTAACCGAGGTGGCAGCAGTATCATCGACTCGATCAAACGCAAGACTCAAACACAAGACACAGAAGCAGAGCGTGAGCCAGACGAGGGCAAGCCTGTGGCCAAGGTCAAAGCTACCGTGACCAGTAGCAAAATGAGAGAAATACTAAACAATCAGTTTGGGGACGATGATGACGAGTAAGATCGTTGTTCTCAGTAGATGGTATACACATCCTAGACCCGATCTAGAAGTCGACTGGCCCTTGTTGCACAGAGAAATAGGTGAAGATTGTGTTGCATGGCTAACAAAAAAAGAACAGGAAGGCACAGTTCAAATGCTGGTAGAACGGCAACACACACGGGCTAGACTGAGCTGCGAATTTTTTTGTGAAAAAACCTATCTGCAATATATACTGTGTTATGAATGAAATTGAATCGGTTCCACTGTTTAGCTGTCCAGTTTTTGTGACACGTATAGACACGGATTCTCGACCGGACTTTGACAAAATAGATTGGATAACCGCGAAGCGCAATGACATCAACCAGATCAGTCGTGACGACAAACTGCTGGATCGTCCAGAATGGCTAGACATCAAAACGCAGCTGAACGAAGTCTGTAACACTGTGCATCACAGCATTTTGCGATCAGATGCAAATACCAGTGTGTATATCACAGACAGTTGGATAAATCGCAGCCTCGCAGGCATGAATAGATCAAGGCACAACCATGTGAACAGTTACTACAGCGGAGTTTTGTTTTTTGAACACCATCCGTGCCAGTTAAACCTATATACACCGCATCCGTCGGTCATCGGCACAGTTCCTGCAGAGACAAATATACTGAACAGCCAGCATTGGACATTCAGTCCCGAGCCCGGGCTGTTGGTGCTGTTTCCTTCGTACATTGAACACGACACGGATCCCGTAGATGAAGCGCACAGTGAAAGACACAGTGTTGCATTCGATACCTGGGTAAGAGGAATGATGCAGCCAGAACATGACCCTGTGCGGGGTTAACTGGTTGGAGAGTAGTCTTTAATAAATCCTTCCCACACATCACCTGTGCTTTGGCTTAGCTTGTGTGCGTACTGTTCAGCAACCTGTTGTGCAAGACGATGTTGGGTTTGAGTAAACCGTCCACCTGCTAGGTCCTGAATCTTCTGAGTTTGGCCTGTGTTAACGTTGCGAGCCATTGGCATTATGTATTGTGTTGGCATATCCGTCCTCCGCAGTATTTATCCCCAGGTCCAGCAACTCTGCGCGAAGCGCAGCGCGGTAGATTCCAAGCAAGCGAAGCTTGCAGCGCGATAGCGCAAAAACACCATGAAGCACATCACCACCATAAATACACACATGTCCAGTACACAAGAACACGTGCTTGTGCTAGAATATTACACAATCAATACACCAGCCGCACAGGATGCCCTTACAAATGCCGCCGCAGTGGATCTCTACTGTGACCTAGGCATCGACACACATCAGCGTGATGCGGTTACACTGGTTTTTGATTCAGAACCAGAACAGACCATGGCTCTAGTGTATCTCAGCTGTTATGCGCAGTTCACTGTGCACACTGGCTAGTTGTGCAGATGCTAAATAGCCGTATGACATGGACATTATTTGTAATCACAATGACACTCAACGGCTTTAGCGTTCAACAGTTAAACACACACAGCACTATGCAAAGCTGTTTTGAACAGCGCACACGGGTTGTTGAGCAATTGGGCAAGCCCGTACTCAACAACTATCAAGCACTGTGTGTTACACTGACTGAGTAGTTATCTACTCCAGTTTTCTCCAAAGTTGTCTTGCACTGATCCACTAGGTGTGCGCCCCACGTCTGACACAAGCGCATAAGCAATTACTACCGCCAGCGCGATTGCAATCACTGCCCACTTAGGCATAACCAAATCCTGATCTCACGTGTGCAGGCTTGCCGTGTACCTCTGTGTAAAACTGTTCTAGATCTAAGTTTTTCTGTGATGGATGCAGTGTCCGTCTGGCTTCTGCCAACAGTTGTGCTCGTGTGAATGGCTGTTTAGCATGTTCCGTGCTGTCTACATAGAACCAATTGTTTGCAATTGTGTGGAACCCATAGTACTGCTTTTTTAACAGATCTCTAGTGGCTATGCGAGCGTCTACGTCTTTAGTGTAGTCTATGACTCGATCCCACGCTGCCCACGCGTCTTCGTGAGTGTGCGCACTGTTCTCGTACACTTCAGCGGCAAGCCAAAATGCTTGTTCGGCTACTTTACGTTGAGCTTTAGTGTAGAGGCCGCGCTCTTCTCGATTCCAATATTTCATTGTGTTCTCCTGTGTGTGTTCACAGTGCCCAGATGGGAACTCTGTGTGTGTAATGCAATTATAACACTGTGTGTGAGCTGTGTCTAGCCCAAATGGGTCCTATAGGTAAAAAATTTGGCCGCGCAAAAATTTACATATGTATAAAGTTTATCCCACCCCTGGTGATTCTAGACCATGGGTTTCAAAACTGTGTAATGTGTGTGTGAGAAAGTGTGAAATGTGCGAAAATGTGAAAGTGTGAAAGTGTGAGATATTAAGGCTAGCGCACAGCTACTACACTGTACGCACTATACCGGCCCACCCCCCACACTACCCTCCACCATGACCACCACTGTCAACACCTTGGAGTCTGGTGTGGTTCACAAGTCTCCAAGTGACCACAGCACACTTGGTGTGCTTCACCATCCCAATTGGGAATCTGTTTAAACAGTTCGTGTGGTAGTGGCTCGCGTGCTGCACAGCCTGCTAGCACAGCGCACGCTAGCACAAGCGCCAGCAGTCTCATGCTGTGCTCTCCACACGCTGTACACGATCTTCATAGTCTAACGCTGTTTCGAATGGCACATAACCTATGTCGCCCACGCGTGATCCCTCACCCAGTGTGTCCTGTTCGATACTGATGTGATATCCATCGTAGAGGTAAACACCTGAGCGTGTGTGTACTGCACCTTTTTTCAGGACACGTCCTTGGATATAGTAGGGCTGACCCTGAAAGTCCAGTGCGCGGATCACATCACCTACCTGTGCTGTGTTTGAGTGTTTCATGTTGTTCGCTCCTGTTGTCTAACTGTTTACAGTGTACGATCTTGGCTGTGGTTTGTCAACCTTTATTTGCGCAGTTTATTGAGACGCGGTAGGGTGCCTGTCTGCTCAAATATGTAATCCAGATACGCCATTTCAAGTTCTTTGTGTATTGCACTACCTACCTGCTCAGTGTTGCCTGCAACGGTTATTTGGGTTTCTGCTATCGGACAAGCCTTGGCCCAAAACTCAACCCGTGCACCTTCTGTGAGTTCCGTGTGCAGGCGCTCGCGAATTGTCCAGTCAGTGTCGTATCTGTCTGCGCCGCCGTAGTCACCAGTTCTGTAACGACCCAGTCTGCCTTCCGTGCCTGGCTTTGGTTGACTGCTGGTTCCGCGCTTGTATCGAATGCCAAGTGGATTGCCTGTTTCGCCTACCTTCCAAATTTCACCGTTAACCACAATAAAGTAGATCCAGCTGCGGTGATCTCGAAACATAAGGTCTTGGTCGATGTCTGTGTAGAACCAACTGTTGTTGTGTGCTGTTTCTTGTGTTACCGTGCACACACGTTCAAAACCGTCTGGTGTGTATGTGTTGATATCCAATGCAGTCATGGTGTTTGCCCTCTTTGCCCTAACTTTTATAAAGTATATGGTCTTGAGGTGCGCTAGTCAACCTGTACGCTACTGATCTGTCCGTTGCGGAATATGTAGTAGATGTTGATGGGACACGTGCTGGAACCTCGGCTGACCCATACTACATTGTCACCACCGGGACGCAGTTCAGCATGCTCCGCGCCCGTGCGCTTGAGATCTTCTATGACCTGTAGATAGTGAGTAACAGGCTGTACCTGTTCAGGATCGTGTATGGTAATGCTCACTGTGCAAGTGCCTCTCGTGCTGTGCAACGGTACGGCCGGTTGTACCGCCCTACGTCAATGTCAGTGTAGTGGCTGACACAGAAGTAGTCAGTCTGGATGTCACTGTGATCATAGTAGTTGGGTCCACGCATTGCCGCTAACAGCTCAGTGAGGAAGTCACGTGCGGTGCCCTCATAGTGCTCGTCGATCCAGTAGTGGTTGACCTGCATGTAAGGCCGAGGGAAGTCAATTGCTCCTTCAGTCAGCGTCACTGCCAGTGTGGAGTGATTGCGCACTGATACTGTGCCACGCATGCCATACTTCTTTAGCACTGCACGGATCTGGGGTGCAACTTCACGTTTGAATTCTTGACTTACATATGCCATTCTATCGCTCCTGGTTTGCCCTAAGTGTCTACAGTATACGATCTACTGTTGGATGTGTCAACTATAAGTTTAACCACTCGTCAAATGTCTTTACACGCCAGCCCAAACTTCTAGCCTGCTCACAGTAGATCTCATAACGTTCTTCCAGTGTGCCTGTCATGAGTGACTCCTATGCAAAGATCGTGTCCAGCATGCTGCTGCCTGCGACAGATTCGATGTAGTACATCATGTTCTCGCGCGGCAGTGTGTCCATGTCACGCAGCAGTTCACGTGCACGATCAAACTCGCCCCAACCAATCCAGCGGCAGATCTCAATCATGCGGCCCGCGTCGGAGATCAACATCGCAGTGTAGCCAATGTCGTCGTCGCCCATGCGCTCTTCTGCGAAGTCCGTGCGAAACTCGCGCACGATCTTCTCTTCAAGTTCTTTGGCAAGTGCTTTGGTATTAATGTAACGTGAGTTCATTGTGTCGCTCTCTGTTTTTGCCCTAACTGTGTACAGTGTATGATCTTTGAAAGAGTGTGTCAAGCAGTTTCCGTGCGAAGCATGCTCGCAGGAACCTTCCAGTTGCCGTAGCCCGACTCGCTGACAATCACAGTCTTGCGATTGATTTTGATTACCGTGCCCGTCACGGTGCGACCACGTGCTTCAAACTCAACAGAGTCTCCTGTTGCCAGTGCGCGAGTAGTTTCGCGCGACAGGTAGGTGCGGCGCAGTTTGATCGCTTCAACAACCTGCTCTAGTTCCTTCGTGTTCATTGAGTTGATAGCTGAGACTGCTGTCTGTACTGAATTCATTGTGTCGCTCCTGTTCGTTCAGTGTTTATACAGTATATGACCTTGGCGGGTTCCTGTCAAGCAGTTAGCCTGCCAAACACATAGTCGTCCGCTTGGATTCCTGGAATGCGAGCGTTGAGCAGATATGACAGTCGATACCAACTGCCTTCATAGCCTACGATCCACTCTGACCCTGTCCACACATAGTTATAGTCGTTCTTCAAGTCCTTCACAGTGCTGGTCTCAACGGCGCACACTGTGTTGAGCAGTTCGCCATGATCTCTGTGATAGAACACTGAGTCCTCAATAGTGGGTGCCATTTGGCTGGCATCACCCTGCTCGATGAGTTCGGCAATCTGATCGTCAGTGTTGTAGTTCTCTAGGAGAACAGCGCCTACGCCTTTGAGTCCGCCGTCCCAGTGTGAGTAGATGTAACGGATGTAGCCTTCGTCAGTGACCTGTCCAATCGTTGCGCGAGTTGCCATCTTGTCGCTCCTGGTTTGCCCTAAGTGTCTACAGTATATGATGTTCTAGGGGTCTTGTCAACCCCTTACCAACTGTCTACGAAGTCCGAGCCCGCAGTCTCTTCGATAAGACCAAACATGTCCTCACGGGGAGCAGTGTCCATTGACAGCAGTGCAGCCCGTGCTGCACGAGTGTGGCCCTGACTGATATAGCGGCAGACCTCCAGCATGTCGCCAGCGTCGGAGATATACAGTGCCTTCAAGCCAGCGGCGTGACTGCCGTCTTCACAAGCCCGCGCCCAGTCTGACTCGAACCGGCGTAGGATCTTCTCTTCGATCTCACGAGCCAGTTTCTTCGTGTCTACAAAACGTGCGTCCATTGCGTTGCCCTCTTGCCTTAGTGTTCATGTACAGTATATGATCAAGCCACAGTGCTGTCAAGTTCGTAGCGAATGTCTTCTTCCGCTTCTGCAATCTCAGAGCAGGCCAACAGCAGAGACTTTACCTTGCCGCGCTCGTGATCGTCTAGGTTTGCGATCCACTCGCCAATGCCGCCTGCTTCGTCGATCAGCGCAAGAATCTGATCCATTGCGGCCGCAGTGTTCTCAACAGCGCAATAGCTCATGTTAGGATAGTTCATGCTCATTGTGTCGCTCCTGGTTTGCCCTAAGTGTCTACAGTATATGATCTCAACTACACCGTGTCAACCAGAGCAGCGTCACG